CGGGCGTTTTTCTTAGGTATTTAGGGCTTTTTTGCTTGCTTGTGCTCATTTTGTGGTTTCGCTCTGGCAACTTTCTGGCAACCTTTTTTTGAAAGCGTCCATAACCGCGCCCGCGCTTGCGTCCTCTTTTTCCTTTGAAAGGTGTGAATAAATTTCAAGCGTTACCTTTACGTTGGCGTGGCCAAGGAATTTCTGCGCGGAAAGCACGTCAACGCCGGCATTATAGAGTATGGAGGCGTAATTGTGCCGGAAGTAGTGCGGCGTGAGGATAGAGGCGCCGTCCTCTCTCGTTTCTATGTCGGGCCCCAACTCTGCCATGCGCTCCATCAGCGAACGCCATAGCCTATTTGAAGAGGAATTGCGATAGTACGTTCCATCGGGGGCAGGGAATACAAACGCCTGAGGGAATCCCCGCACGAGCATTTCCGCCAGCTCGTCCGGCAGAGGTATATCCCGTATGCTCTCCTTCGTCTTGGGCGGGGTTATCGCGCCCTTCCTTAAATTGACCTGCTGCCGGACGTGTACGACCTTCTTCCTGAAATCTACACATTCCCATTGCAGGCCGAGGGCTTCGCCGAGCCTCATTCCGGTATAGTATAGTAATGCCACCAGCAGGCCGTTTTCCTCCTGCATCAGCTTCTTTGCCGCCACTTCCTCCGCTTCCGTCAGCGCCCGGCGGCTCGACTTTTCTTTCGTGGGCTTGACCAGCCCCAAGGTCACGTCCCGCTGGATTATCCCCTCGGAGTATGCCCGCTTAAAAACGGATTCTAACACATGATGTACATTTTCGATTATGGTTACGCACGTATCGCCCTTGGAGTTAAGCAGCTCCTGCAAATCCATAGTGGATATTGCGGTGAGCCGCTTGTCCCCCAGAACAGGCAATATGTGCTTGTTGAGTGCCGTCTTATATCCGCTCTGTGCCGATTCCTTTATATTCGGCTTTTTGTAGACGTTATACCACTGTATGGCGTATGGGCCGAAAAGCGCGTCCTTCTGCGCGGTGCGCCCGGTGATGAACTCTTGTTTGACCGCCTCCTTCGCGGCCTCAAGCTCCTTCTTTGTGCGCCCGGATACATATTTTATCACGCTGCCGCCGTTCATATCCTTGCCGACGGTTACTTTAGCCCTATACCTCCCGTCGCTTTGCCTTGCCATTTACAAAAACCTCCCGTTATGTTAAAATCGGAGGCGGAGAAGCATCCACCTCTAATCCCCCTATAAGCGCTGCGCCAACAGCCGGGGGATTTTTTATTTTATCTTGTCGAGCAATACGGACTTCTTCGCCGCAAACTCCTCATCACTCAGGATACCACTATCCCGCAATTCACCCAGCTTGCGGAGCTGCTCGACGACATCAACGGGCGGCGCGTCCTGCACACCAGAGCCGTGTGCCCTGTCCCGCTGCTTTTCTGAGAGGATCACAGCCCCGTCGCCGTCCGTAAAACTGCCGCTGGCTATACTGCATATATCTATGATAACACCAACACCAAAGCAGCCGGCAGTCAGCAACCAAAGAACAGCCGTGAGCGGCTTGTTGACGTAAAACCGATGTATACCCAAGCCACCCAGGAATATACATAAAAGCAGCGTAGTAAGCCAGTCCTTTTCAGATACATTCGGTTTGCGAACACCGGTATTTTCCATATTTTCAACTTCCTCCTTTTTCTCTGCCTCGTCGTCTGTAATTTCCGTTTCGGCGATGAGCGGCACGTCCTGCGCCGCCTCGCATTTGATCTGTTTCGCTTCGCGCTCATCCTGCTCTGCCTTGAGCTCGTCTCGTTCCGCCTTATTCTTTTTTATACATTCCTCACAGTGCCCAAGGTTGTTGAGCGGCAAGAACAACCCCTTTTTCCCACACTGAGAGCACTGATGTATCATACCCATTGACCAAACCCTCCTATTTTAACCTTTTCCATTCTTTTATGCTGATGTATATGAGAAAGCCTGCGAATATCGCGAAAACCAGCATTATAGCCCCTGCTATTGTCGATAAATGCTTAGTTTCGGGGCGTATCAGCCCCATGCTCGGATATCTGCTATCTATGATAAATATTCCGCTTAAAACCACCATCAATAACACGGAAACACCTGACAACAGGGGCAATTGAATGTTTTTACGCCGCCCTTCGGCTACCAGATCGTTTATACGCTCCTTGTTAGTGGCGATAAGTTCTTCGTATAAATCCTCTTTACTATATCCTTGCGGAACTCTCACAAAGTCAGAATCTATATCCCGCAGACTTTTGCCAATGGTATTTAATATCCTTATCAGCGTATCTACGCCGGGATTTGATGTTTGTCCGTGAAGCACCTTTTTGACAGTAGCGAGCGACAGCCCGCATTCGTCCGCGATCTCCTGCTGCGTCTTACCGGATTGCCGCACAAGCTCCTGCAATCGCTCAAAGTCCATTATTTTACCCCCCATTTAAACAATTTTTACCCTGAAAGGATACTATTTGTGGCTTTAAAAAACCAAGGGAACGAGATATGCTTAATTCAGACCGGGGCGGCTCCCACGAAGCTTCTCCGCCGTTCTGGCCGAGGCGGAGGTGAGCGGCTCCCGCTCCCTCTGCCGGTTAAAGGCAAATCCGAGGCACGATTTGTGCAACATTGTTGAGCGCAGTCCCCCTTATGGTACTCTCATACAAATTCCCCCTTTCTTTTTGAATCTAACGTGTTATTATCAAAACAGAACAAGTGTTTGGAGGTAGAAAGATGACTGAACATGAAAAAGAACGAGCTTTTATTGAAGCTTTAAAAGACCCCGAAAAATTCAAAGCTATTTTTGCGATAATACAAAATGATCGACGAGAACGCGGGCTTCCTGAGATAATTCTCTGTAAGCCAGTATAAGCTTATACTCGTTTTCGGACACAAGCCTATGAAGATTCTCGACCTCTTGACGCCCATACAGGTAATCCATATCAACGTTGTATATGTCGGCTATCGTTTCGAGCAATTCATCATCAGGACGGCGCTCATTGCGCTCGACCATGGAGATTGTGCTTCTTGACACCCCGACAAGTTTCGCTAATTCATCCTGAGTATGGCCATGCTCTGTTCTCAAACGCTTAATTCGGCTACCAAATAAAGCCATTTATATCACCTCGACACCACTATAACACAGAGAGTGACAAATGTAAATAAAAAATGTTACAAATAGTGTTGACACGCTTAGTGTCATGGTGCTATACTTAAAACACAGAAAAGAATGGGAGGTGAAAATCATGCCCACGCGAGAAGAAATAGGACGTAGGTTGCGCGAATGCCGCAAGACAAAAGGCATAAGTAGCGAAAAAGCAGCTATTGAAATGGGGCTTACGGCATCGTCCTTGCGAAAATATGAGAGCGGCGAAAGAACGCCTCGTGATGAAGTCAAAATCACAATCGCTGATTATTATGGTATGAGCGTACAGGCAATTTTTTTTGATGTAGCATGACACTATGCGTGTCAAAAAGCGAACAGACAACATAGGAGGTGAGCGGCATGATGTTTAGAGACAAGTGGACGTGCAAATGGGAAGAGCAGGACGCGGACAAGAAGCTGCTGAGCCTTTACGAAGAAATCAGGCGGACGCAAACGCAAATATTCGTGCTCGGAGCGCTCGTCATATTAGGGCTAATACTGCAAGCGATAGAGAAACTGCTGTAACCAGCGCACCGACAAGTGATCTTTGCAGGAAACCGCGACCGTCTTGCGTTATGAGCAATAAAAGCCCGTTACGGCCTTCGGCGATGTACCTGACGGATATCAGGTTCTTGTTATACAGCTGGTTTATACAACCCTGCGCGAACTTTTTACCCACGATGCGGTCAACATCGGATACGCCGAAGCCCCGATGAAAATAAGCGTAAACAAGAATACGGAAAGAAGCAAAACTCAGCATAAAACCCCTTTTTACTTTTGATTATACCACAGAAAGGAAACCGCCATGGATAACTTTGACAAGCTCCTGCGGGACATGATAACCGCCGCCGTGGACGAGCGTATAAACAGCGTTGAGGCGCTGGAGGAGCGCATGGTGAAGATGCACGGCGAGTATGTACCGCCCATTCAGGCGGCGAAGCTGCTGAACGTGAATCCTAAGACGGTTTACGCCATGCTCAAGGATGGGCGGCTCCAGGGCACGCACGAGGGATCACCGCTGGTTCTGGTGCGGAGCATGGCGGCAATGGTAAAGGACGAGAAAAGCCTTGAACTGCAAGCCAAGCGGAAGCACAAATACGATAACTGCGTAGGGTACTATGTGAGGTGAGCCGTGGTAAGCAGAGAAAAATTTGTCGCCGATATAACGGCACGGCAGGAGAAAAGGAAGCGGGAAGAACGCCGGAAGCAGGAAAGAACGCGGTTTGATGTGAACGGGTATTTTCACGAAAGCGTGACGCGGACAATCAGGAAAAAACTCAACGGGAAGTAAGGAGGTAAGTATGTGGGGAGCATTTTTTAGCTGGGGCATACCGATGTTTTTCATCGGGTGCATGGCGGGATACGCCTTTAGGCCGAAAAGGAGGAAAGCGAAATGACAAAAGATGAAATAATCGTCATGCTTGCGGAACAGCTTGCCGAAGTGCGGCATGACCGCGACCTATGGAAAGCTCTTTATCGGAACGAGATAGACAAGAGGCTGGAAAAGGAAGGTGAGTAATGGAGCAGTACCTTTTAGCTAAAGCCTACAAACCGTTTGAGGACACCTACTATGACCGATATGACCCTAATCTTTTAAAACAGGAGGCGAGATGATGTCACTTTACGACATAGCGAAGAATCTCAATGACTTTATGGACGCGGTTGACCGTGGAGAGATACCCGAAGAAGCCGTGTATGACACCCTCGAAAGCCTTGATATGCAGCTCGATGACAAAATTGACAACGTAGCCTGCATGATAAAGAACCTTGCCGCAGAGGCAAAGAGCATCAAGGAGGAAGCCGACAACCTCACCGCCAGAGCCAAGGCTAAAGCCAATAAGGCCGAGTGGCTTAAGGGATACCTTGCAATGCAGATGCAGCTATCCAATAAGGAAAAGTTTGAAAGCAAGCGGAACAAGCTGACATTCAGAAAGTCAGAAAGCGTCGAGGTAAACGAGGAAGCCTTTATAAAGTGGGCGGCGCAGGGGCATGACGAGCTTCTGACCTATAAGCCCCCCGTGCCTAATAAAACGGCGATAAAGGAGCTTCTGAAATCCGGCGGGACGGCAGAGGGCGCGGAAATCGTTGTAAAGCAGAATTTGCAGATAAAGTGAGGGGAGCATGTTTAACGAAAAGACTGTAGAACATACAAAAGATGGAGATAAGCCGGTATGGCAATCCCCCAAGTATATTGCCGCAAAGGAAAAGGCCATAGAAGCTATCAATAGCGGCAAATATGGCCTTGCGGAGGCTGATTTCTGGATACTGATGAATCTCACCGCAAAGAAAGACAAGATGGCGTACAGCGGCCTAATAATCAGCCACAACGGGTGTTTAAAGATCAATGACTGTCTTGAAAGCAAGTTCACTCCTTCTTGTGTGTTTTTTGACAAGGACGGATATAAAAACTCACTGGTATACAGTTATTGCAATGATGAACAGGGTATTTACGAAGTGGGCGAGGTAAACGACAAAAACTGTAGCAACGCTTATCCATACGCCATGGCTTATAAGAGGTTGTTTGATCGCGTTGTGTTGAAACTCTCAAAGTTCGCTTACTCTGGGATAATGTCCGATAGCGAGAGCGAAGAGTTTGTTCAGCCGGAAACGGAAACCAATGCAACGTCTCCATCCCGCTCGAAATTTAAACCCAACGTTTACGACACGTTTTCCGCCGATCCTGACGTAAAGGCCATGCAGGAGGAAGTTATAGCCCTGTGCAAGGGGAGCGTGGATTTAGCCAATAAAGCGGCGAAAAAGAACTACGGTGTGGACGTGTGGAATATGACGCGGGAGCAGTTAAGCACCACGCTCGACAAGCTGAACGCAAAGGGGGCTTAAATGGAGCTGTGGGACGAAATAATGACAGAGCAAGCCCTACTTGACAGGGCGGTGCAGGAGCTAAAACCGCGAGGACGGAAAAAGGCCGAAACAGAGCGCGAGTACAGAATGGCGCTATCTAAAAGGCTTACCGTCCTCCGCGCCGAGGGGCAGCCGGTAACACACCTTTTGGACATTGCCAAGGGCGAAGAAGATATAGCCAAACTGAGAATGGAACGGGACATAGCTGAGAGCCTATATGATTCGGCGGTGGAAGCGATAAACGCGCAGAAGCTAAAGATAAGGATACTCGAAGGGCAGCTATCCAGAGAATGGGGGAACACAAAATGAAAAGCAAACGAACCAAGGCGTGTGAGATACCCCCGAAGGTCAAAGCGCGGGTATGGGAGAGAGATCATCAGTTATGCGTCCTCTGTGGGCGCACAGGAAGCCCTGTGGCGCATTTTATCCCGCGAAGCCATAACGGTAAGGGGATAGAACAAAACATCGTTACACTGTGTCCTGAGTGCCATAGGGACTATGATAATTCGGAAAGGAGGCCGGAGCTTAGAAAAAAGCTGAGAGCGTATCTCATGGCAAAGTATCCCGATTGGAACGAAGAAAAACTAACGTATAGGAAGTGGAAAAATGAATAAAGCAATTTTGACCGGAAACCTGACGAAAGACCCAGAACTAAGGACGACCACAAGCGGAACAAGCGTATGCACCTTTACGGTAGCGGTGCAGCGCAGATACAAGGGCACTGACGGTAAACCCCCTGTTGACTATCTCAATATAGTAGTGTGGCGGCAGTTGGGCGAGTTGTGCGGGAAGTACCTTTCAAAGGGCCGTAAAGTCCTCATAGAAGGTGAGATACAGAACAGGAGCTATGAGGATAAGGACGGAAACAAGCGGTACATAACCGAAATCACAGCGGAAAACGTTGAGTTTCTCACGCCGCGAGAAAAAACGGACACTCCGGCAGGGTTTACCGAAATAGACGACGAGCCTTTACCCTTTTAGTCATGGAGTACGTAACAGAAAGCCGCCTTGCCACGATAGGCGAGGGCGATGGCTGGTCGATAGAACTCTACCTTATGGCATACCCGGACACCTACAAGCCCTTTTATGTGTTAGGGCTATGGGACAAACGGGAGAATCGGATTAAAAAATCAATTTCTTTCGCGCCGGATGACATGAGAAGGTTAAGGGACGTACTGAACGAATACATACGAGGTTAATGATGCAATACATCAGTCAGATAAACGCCTATTGGAATTGGGTAAAACTAAACGCCCTACCTTCCAGAGCCGGATATTTGTACTTTGCAATTTTAGATTGTGCAAATACGGCAGGCTGGAAGCGGGAGTTTAACGCGCCTAATTCAACGCTGCAAGCGATGGCGGGACTTGATAAGAACGGTTTAACGAGGTATCGCAATATACTGATACAGCAGGGCTTGATTAAATACAAAGCAGGAGACAGGGGGGCTACCGGGAAGTATGAAATCGTCCAGCTATATGACAATGGTATTGATTTAGGTATCAAAAAAAGGAATCAAATTGATACCCAAGTTGATACCCAAACCGAACCCAAGTTGATACCCAAACCGAACCCAAATAGGGTACATACAATAGATAAAGATAAAGATAAAGATAAAGACAAAGATAATATATCCCCCTCTATAATCCCCCCCAAGGGGATACCACCCACACTTGAAGCCGTGAGGGAATACTGCAAGGAACGCAGGAACAGCGTTGATCCGGAGAAGTTTTATGACTTCTACGCTTCTAAAGGTTGGATGGTGGGGAAAAACAAGATGAAGGACTGGAAAGCTGCTGTCAGGACATGGGAACGCAGCAGAAGCGAGATACCCCGCGTCTCGACATGGGATAATCCGGTCTACGAGAAACTGTGCTTGCCGAAAAAGCTGTTTTAGGTTCTGCGCTTCTCAGTCGTGAGGCTTTAGAGAGAATATGCGGGGAATTGAGACCTGACGATTTTGAGAGGCCGGAACACCAAGAGATATTTTCCGCTATCTTTGCCCTTTTCAACGCAAACGAGCCGGTAGACCCCGTAACGGTAGCTGACAAGCTAGGCGGCAGGGCCGGTGGGATACAGTACATCACGGAAATAGTCACCGGCACTGTATCAGCAGCAAATGTCGATTATCACATCAAGGTGGTTCTGGAGGAATCCAGAAAGCGACACGCCATTTCGGGACTGCGGGAAGTGGTCAAGGACATGAAATCGGGAAAGGACGAGGGATATCTTGACCGTATGCAGGGCGTTATAGACGCTGTACGGGCACGTGGAGGGCGTAAAGTAAGCAGGGTAGGGAAAGACTTTGACACGGCCCTATATGGGCTTATAAACGGCGCTGAGGGGCTTACAACGGGGTTTCAGGTTCTCGACCAGACGTTAGGCGGGTTGAAAAGAGGGCATTTAACCATCATCGGAGCCAGACCGTCAGTAGGCAAGACCTCACTTGCCATGAATATAGCCGTGAATATGGCTTTGTTCGACAGGACGGTAGCGGTGTTTTCGCTGGAAATGCCGAGGGAGGATGTGCTTCAAAGGGCAATCATCAGCTATGCGAAGTGCAGCCGTGATGAAATGTTCAGCGGCGGTCAGGAAGCGGTTGACAGGATACAGAACGCCGTAAATAAGCTGAGCGCGACAAGGTTGTATCTGTCGGATAACGCCTATACCGTGGAGGCAATAAGGTCACAATGCTACGCGATAAAGCAACAGGAACGGGAATTAGACCTCATAGCGATTGACTATTTAGGACTAATACAATCCAGCCTGAGGAACCGCACACGAGAAAACGAGGTATCCGACATAAGCCGAAAAATAAAGCTTCTGGCGAAGGAACTGAATGCCCCTGTCGTTCTTCTGTGCCAGCTCAACAGGGCGATAGAAGGCCGGAACGATGGAAGGCCGAGACTATCGGACTTGCGGGAATCGGGAGCCATAGAGCAGGACGCGGACGAGGTATTACTCCTTCACCGACCCGACCCGCAAAGCGAGGACGCGAGCATCATCGTGGCGAAGAACCGAAACGGGCGAACCGGGGAACTAAGCGTGAAATGGTACGGAAAGTATTTTCTGTACGAGGATGAAATTGTGGAATGGGAGGAACTATGACAGAAGAACTCGCAAAGTGGATAATACAAACCATATTCCAGAGCGTGATAGACAACATGAAGGATGGAAAAGCCGTTGTAAGTGTTAATGGCGTTACCGTGTTGACCTTCACCGACAACGGTAACGACTGGGATATACACTGGGATGAGTAAGGCGCAGAGAGAAAAAGGCAAAGCCGGAGAACGGGAGCTTGCCGCCCTGTTCCGTGAATACGGGTTCAATGCCCGGCGCACTTCCCAATACTGCGGACAAACGGGGGACGCATCGGACGTGATAGGTTTACCGGGGATTCACGTTGAGTGCAAACGCTGCGAGACGACAAAAATCCATGAATGGATGGCGCAGGCGAGGCGCGACGCGAAGCCGGAGCTTATACCGGCGGTGTTCCACCGAAGGAGCCGCGAAAAGTGGTTAGTAACTATGCAAGCGGAGGATTTTTTGAGGTTGTATGAAGCAAACGCTATGTTGGACGTGCCTGAGAGCGACAAATAAACCCGGTTTAGGGTGCAGTTGGAGCCGCCAAGATGGGATGCCCGTTAAAGGCTGGAACGCAAGACCGACAACGATAAACTGTCACGATAACAGCGGCTGGGATGGTGGAAGCTACCACGTCAGAGAATGCCCGTTATACCTGGCGGATGGGAAAAAGGACGAGACAGGTTGTAGGGTTTATGTACAGCAAGGCGAAGAAAAGTTGACGGTAAGGGAAATGGCTGAGAAGGCCGGAATATCAGAGTTTACGGTACGAAAAAGAATCAAGAGGGGGATTTATGAAACTGCAAGCGTATGAGTTTTACGAAATCCACGATGGAAAAGAGAATTATCAAAAGACCTTTACCACTCTCAAAGCGGCGAAGAAATACTACACCCGAATGACGATGCAGGGCGCACTTTTAAGGGCAAAGGTTGATGGTAAGCAGTTACTTATTCACGAAGCGGACGAATTATTCAGGAGCAACGATGAAGTACAGCGAAATAGTAGACCATTACGGTGCAAAGCATCAAGCCATTAAAGCCGTTGAAGAACTGAACGAGCTTGCCGTTGAACTTAGTAAATGGGTGAACGGTCAAGGCAGCAGAAAGAAAATCCTCGAAGAGTGCGCGGACGTGGAAATTATGCTGTGGCAGATGCAGACGATATTCGGGGATTGGGACGACTGGAAAGCCTATAAATTAGGCAGAGTAGAGGGGCGGATATGGAAAGAACAAGGATAAACGCAGAAGGAAAAGAATTATTTGCTTCTCTGTACGCCGTTGAAAATATCTTAAAGGTGTACGAAGAAAAGTATCACCGGCTGGTAGACCGTATCCCCAACGGCTGGCGAAATTTCCGATTGGCGCAGAGCAATATTGAAAAAATCAATACTGCGCTGATAGACACGATACCTATCGAGCAGCTTATTACCCTAAAAAAACAACTGGAACTGACCGACATACAGATAGGCATTAAAAGCCCTGCTGGACGGAGTAAAAATTATTGGGTGATGAGCTATGACGATTTAGCTGACCTTGCCGATGCCGCCACAAAAAATGAGTGCTTTTGCTGTGACGGGGCAAAAAACAACTGCCGGTTAAGGCAAATCTTGAAGGAACTGCCGATTCAGGGTGTAAGCAAGCTGATAGTGAACTGTTGGAGGGAAGAATGAGAGTAGAACTTCTGGAATATCCGGGTGAGCGTGACTGGATAGAGGTATACCGCAGGGCGTTAGTAACGGTGGGGAAAGACACGGTAAAAATCCCCTCGGACGAGTGGAAAAGGAAAATTCTTGCGGCGCGGCATTCGCCGATACGGTATTTAAGATTCTCTTTTTTGATAGAACTGCCGTATTGGGTAAGCGTCCACCTCTGCCGCCATACTCACGCTCAACCGTATGTTAAGACGCAGAGGAATGACCGACAGCATGAATACGACAGGAACGCCGCACGGCAGGATGAACCCGTGTTGATGATATGGGACATGAACGCCGAAGAGCTTTTGACGATAGCCAATAAAAGACTATGCTTCCTTGCGGCGGAAGAGACAAGAAAAGTGGTTGAGAATATGCGGCTGCTGGTGAACGAAAAATGCCCTGAATTTAAGGATTACCTTGTGCCTATGTGCGAGTACGCAGGGTGTCACGAAATGAAGCCATGCGGGAGGAAATTATGACCCGCCGAGAACAGATGATAGAGTGCGCGGAGGCAATGGAGCAGGGAATGATACACACTCAAACCACCCGCGATATGTGGCAGAATGATTTGGTCTGGTGGATATGCAAAGCTGTGAAGCTACTGCTGGAAGAAAGGATAAGGGACGATGAGCAAATATGTAAACGTTGATGTTTTTGTAGAAGCACTTTGTAAGACGCTATCGACATTGAGAAAACAAAAAGACAATACGCCCGAATCAATAGCGTTTCTCAAAGGAGCGCAAGTAGTGGCAAAAGAGTTAATGAAATTTCCTGCCGCCGGCGTGGTAGTACGATGTAAAAACTGCGTATCATCCTTGCCAAGTGGAGCTGGCTGATGGTAGTGCGCCGGATTGGGGCATCTGCGACCAGCCGTGGTTTAACGATGATAAAAACGACGTTGATGAGATGTTTTACTGCGCTCAGGGCGAACGGAGGGAGGACGGAACCAGCAAAAGGGGCAATGACGATGAGTAAATCCTCATATAAACGTATATCTGGCAAGCCTCACGATGTTCAGTGGCGACTATATGAAAAAAATTGGATATGTGTTTCAAAGAAATGGGTTAAGTGGGCAAAACGATACATGAATCGAGCATTTAGAAGGAACCATGTAGAGGAAAGGGGCAGTAATGAGTAAAGAGTGTAAATGTGACACCTGTTTGAACAGCCGTGTTGTTATCTCGGAGAATGGATTTCATGCTGCTTGTAACTTGTCATCTGTCAAAGCTACAGAGTGCATGGTTGGCATAAAGGACAACTATATGGCTTGTGGTCAAACTGAAAGGAATGACAATGAATGAAGAATATATAGCCAAAAGTGCAGCGATAGAAGCCGCTTGTGATGCAGTGGAGTTATTTCCCTCGGAATATCAGGAGATAGAAAATGCCATTGACAGGGTTGTTTCCGATGTTGCTTTGGTTTTGGATACAACGGAAATTGTAGATTTAAGGGCCAAGTATCAAGCACTCATTGCTGAAAAAGCCAAGAACAGTGGAGACGCGGCCGAAACGTATACAACCGGGTATCGCTATGGTCACAGAAACGGACAGATTGAATTGCTCCAACAGATTTTGGGCATTTTCGGTGGTGTAAGCGAGCCGGAGGAAACAAATGAGTAAAGAATATATAGGCCGCGAAGAAGCAATATTGGCAGTAAGACACGCATGGGCAAAGGGGCTTGAGCCGACGCAATACATCGAGCAAATCCCTGCCGCTGATGTTACCCCGGTGGTGCATGGGTGGTGGCAGAGTTATGAGAGTTCGCGATACGTGGGTGTAGATGGCAAGGGCAATCCCAAATATCGCAATATCAGAATATATTATTGCTCTCAATGTGGTCATTGCAGCATTATACGCACAAAAGGTTGCCCTAATTGTAGGGCGAAAATGGATAAGGAGGAAGCGAATGAACGAATGGATTAGAGTAAGGGACAGACTACCAGAAGAAAAGGAACCGGTGATTATCCTGCTGCAAGATGGACAGATTTTTCGCGGCGAGATACGCATGAGACAATTATTGCCGGAATGGTGGTATTACTACGATGCCGGCAGCAGTGACATCGACATACTGGGGCTTGTATATCCCATAGAAAAGTTTGAAGGACTATGGTTTAAAGGTAATCCTGTTATTGCGTGGATGCCATTGCCAGAAACGCCGAAGGAGGAAAGCAAATGACTGATAAAGAAGCGATTGAAATGGCTATAAGAACCTTAGTACATATTAAGGATTCCAGCGACACACCGCACATAATTGCTGCTTGCAGTATTGCCATTTCTGCCCTGCAAGAGCGCAAGGAACGGCAATGGATTAACGTAAAGGACAGACCGCCGAAGGAGGAAAAATGAAACGAGTAATAGCAATAACAATATTAACCCTGCTGACCCTCGCCTTGTGCGGGTGCACAAAGGCAGAGGCCAGTAACCACAGACTGAGGACACTGGACACGGGTTTGACGTATGGAATATATGTCGATAACCTCACGGGGATACAATACCTGAGCACACACCAAGGCGGCGTATGTGTAATGGTAGACGCAGAGGGAAAACCGCTGATATGGGAGGGCGCAGAGTGAAACAAAACCCTATAAGACATGAGGCGATACAGCACCTATACGCCTACTCCGCCATAAAAGGTGCGCTGTTGAGCGGTACGGACGAAGGGACCGAGCGCGAAGAAAACGCAGACAAAACCATAAATAAGAGGGCAAATTGATATGGAAATCGTATATAAAAACATAGACGACATTAAACCCTACGCAGGCAATCCGCGCCGCAACGACAAGGCTGTGGAGAAGGTAGCGGAGAGCATTCGGCAGTTTGGATTCAAACAGCCGATACTTATTGACGAGGATGACATCATCATTGCCGGACACACCCGGCAACTGGCGGCGAAGAAACTGAAAATGCAGCAGGTACCGTGCATCTACGCGGACGACCTCACGCCGGAACAGGTGAAAGCTTACCGACTTGCAGACAACAAGGTCGCAGAATTTGCCGAGTGGGATTTTGACCTGCTCAATCAGGAGCTGCTGAATATCCCAGAAATAGATATGACGGCGTTCGGATTTACGATGCCGAAGGAGGCAGCCGAGGTACAAGAGGATGACTATGAAATAAACGTCCCAGCGGAACCTCGAACTAAACCGGGCGATATATATAAACTGGGGCGGCACTTTCTGATGTGCGGCGATAGCACGTCCGCCGACTGCGTACAAGCGTTGGCGGGGGGGGTGCAGATGGATATGCTGCTCACTGATCCGCCATATAATGTGGGATACACGGGCAAGACCAAAGATGCGCTCACCATAGTCAACGACAAACAAAACGATGAACAATTCCGGGCCTTTTTGACCGACGCCTTTATGGCGGCCTACGAGGCAATGAAACCCGGCGCGGTATTTTACATCTGGCACGCAGAATCGGAAGGGCTGAACTTCCGGGCCGCTTGCAAAGCTGCTGGACTGGAAGTGCGGCAGTGCCTTATTTGGAACAAAAACAGTATGGTCATGGGACGGCAGGATTACCAGTGGAAACACGAGCCTTGCCTCTACGGATGGAAGGAGGGCGCGGGCCACCTGTGGGCCAGCGACCGAAAGCAGACAACCGTGCTCAATTTCGACCGTCCGCAGCGGGCAAAAGAACACCCGACCATGAAGCCGGTCAAACTCTTTGATTACCAGATACAAAACAACACCAAGGGCGGTGACTGCGTGCTGGATCTGTTTGGCGGCTCTGGAACTACCCTGATAGCCTGCGAACAGAACGGGCGGACGGCCTACCTTATGGAACTTGATCCCAAATACTGCGACGTGATAGTTGACAGATGGGAGGCCCTGACAAGTGGAAAAGCCGAGCGCGTTAATTGAGCATGATCGGAAAATCGCCGCTACCCGTGCACTCATCGAAAAAAGCGGCGGATTTGTAAGGCGGGACGCAATAAAGCACTTGAAAAGACTGGAAAAAGAAAAAGCGGAGTATATCCGCCTGATGACGGAGGCACGATGCAGACGTGAAAACAGGCCGAAATAGAGGGGAGGGGGGCATCAAAAAGCTAAATCAACCCTCCGCGGTACCGGGGCGGCCCATCGGAAGAAAAATTTTTCGATTTTTGAGATGCTTCAAAAATGAACGGCAACGGGGCACCCAAAAACAACAAAACTACAAATAAACGGCGACGGCAAATTGACCACCGAAAAGATTTATAAAATTACATCAAAAACGACGGTTTTTAATCCAAAAAGGAGGCGGAAATTGAATCCGAAAAAAGCAACGCAGGAAAGGCGAGATGAGCGGGCAGCCGTGCGGCGACTGCTGATGTATTGGGGTAATGCAGAGCGCACGAGGACGGAAAAAGAGCGGTTGTTAATTAGCGTTGACGAGGAGATCGAAGCGCAATACGACCTTCACCCGCAGCAGATTACGGGCCTGCCGCACGGTACCGAGCTGTCGGACAGCACTCCGGCCACGGTGATAAAAGCTTCGCGGGAATTAAAAAGACTGCAAAAGAAGAAAAAACGGCTGGAAGACGAATTACAAAATCTCGACCATTGGGTGGGAATGATAGAATTTGAAGTGATGTGCTTGCCGCCGCTGGAATATGAGGCAATAAGACTGCGGTACGTTAAATACGGAGTGGCAAAAGGGGGATATTGGGAGCGGATAGCGCAGCAAATGCACGTCTCGATTGATTGGGCGAAGACCCTTGAGAGACAGGGGGTAGACAGGCTGATAGGCAGAATAGCAGCGTAAAGAGAATACCGTATAAGAGGGCTGATATCAGCCCTCTTATATCATTATCCCAAACTTTACCGCGAGCAGCTCCTGCCGCGCGTGGGGGATCGGTTTGACCCCGGCACACCACGAATGCACTGCGGCCTTGCTCACCTCACAGGCCTCGGCGGCCTGCTCCAACGTCAGGCCACGGGCCTTGAGCTGATCCCGCAAATACTCGCCGTCGCTGAGCACGGGCGCGCACCGGCCCTGCATATAGGCAAGCTCCCACATACCTTGCTGGTTGAGCGGCAGCGCGTGCTCATCCTCGGTTACATCCTCCGCACCTTGCAGCGCGTCTCGTATGGCTCTATCGACCTCCGGGGTGAGCTTGCGGTTAATAATCATATACCGCAAGCCCTCATCCAGCCCACGGATGGGCCACATATTAGCCGTCTGCACCCGGCAGCGCGCCCCGATGATGTCGGGGAGCTGCGCCGCCATTATACCATACGCCCGGCCCAGGGCCTTAACTGTGTTGTCTGTCATGTGCTCACCTCCGTTAATCCTGCATGACCCAGACGCGATAATCAGTTACGGGCATAACAGCCCAGCCGCCGTCAACCTCAACCACAACCTCATCACCACGGCAATTTTCCGCTGCCTCGTCATACGTGCTGTAATGTACCATTTTCATATTCTCCTTTAATTATATGCTAAATTCTAAACCGTGATTATAGTTATACTCCGTTTCCCAATTCGCCAGTTTGTCCCCCGCCTCGCGGCTGAAATCCAGCGTCGCGTGTCTCCACGCGGCCACATATTTGTGATGTATGGCTATATACTCTGCCCGGTTCGCAAGGATCATGTCGCCCGGAGTATTCGCCCAGGTGATATATGCCTTTTTAGCGGCCTCAATAGCCTCATCTTCGGTCTGCGGTACATATACCACGATGGTTTTAGTCTCCTTGTTGTAGCTATTAAGCTTGGTTTTGCAGTTAGCATAATTGGTTTTATACTCGCTGTAGCTCATCTCGACTGCATTGCACCCTTCGGCGGCTTCGGCATCTTTCTGGGCCTTATAACAATCGGGGCAAACCGCTTCCGCCTCATACCACTTTACTTTACGCTCACGCTCGGCAGCAGAACCGTAGATATCGATGGTGTGAGTGTGACCGCAAGAAAATGTTACTTCGTACTTCATTGTTTTTATCTCCTCTCTTGTTATGTCTATATTATAAGCCTATGAGGTTGAAAAGTCAACCGAAAAGATAAACAAACTAAAATAATAAGGCAAAAACTTTTGATGCGGGAACCGCACCGCGCATCATAAAACCAAAACCTATTGTGAAACGAGATAAATAAAACTCAACACTTTCCCACACTCTTTATGTGCTATAATAATACCATCAAAAGGGCTGCGAAGAGCGGCCCTTGAGCATTTTGAGGGAGATGAGCGGCAATATGGCAAGCCGAGCCCTACATTTTTGCCAGTACCCTGGATGTAATGCGCTGACCGCCGGACGATACTGCGATGAGCACCGGACGGCGGGCGAAATGCGGCAGCAGGAGCAGATACACGCCCAGGACGAGCGGCGGGGCAGTTCCCGGCAGCGCGGATATGATACCCGATGGAGCAAATACTCCCGCTGGTATTTGTCGGCACCGGAACATCAACTCTGCGCCCTGCGGCTGGATGATGGCTGCACTATGGTGGCGCGGTGCGTGGATCACATAGACCCGCCTGACGGGCCGGGCGACCCGCGCTTTTGGGATACCGCCAATCACCAGCCCGCCTGCATACATTGCAACAGCGTCAAAGGACACAAAAAAATCATAGGCAAATACAGAATTTGAGAAAGGAGGAGCCTATGCCGACAGGAAGAAAGCCGAGGCCGCTAAAGCTCGTCGATAACGGCAAAAACCGGCATACCAAAGACACGATGGAAAACCGGGAGAATGGCGAACCTACCGGCTGCTCCGACAAATTAAAACCACCCAAAAGCCTGTCCTTGGAGGCGAAGAAGGAATGGAAAAGGGTAGTAAAGCTCTACCGACAGCTCGACACCCCGATAATTAACGATCTGGACATATCCGCCCTCGCTGCCTACTGCGAGAGTGTAGCGATATACCAAAAAGCTGAGGCGGAATACCAAAACGGCCCGCTTATATACCGGGCGGCGGACGGCAAGCCAATGGAAAACCCGTATATCACCATCATGCGCCGGGAAGGGCAAAATATCATAAAATACGCCGAGCAGCTGTGCCTGTCGCCGGTGGGCCGCGCTCGCATGGGTGTAGCAGCGGCGAAAAAAGCCGCAGAGAGCGACCCCATGGCCGCATATCTGAGCAAGTACGGTGGTTAACTCGAAAAAGGCCCTCGAAGTTATCGAGTTTGTACAGGCCCTTAAACATACCGGCGATTTTTACGGCAAACCCTTTGTGCTTTTGCCATGGCAGATAGAGGTCATAAACTCCGTATACGGCACCGTGACCGCCGAGGGCGTGCGGCAGTACCGCATGGCATATCTGGAGATCGCCAAGAAAAACGGCAAGACCGAACTCATCGCTGCGATGAGCCTGTATCACCTGGTCATGGACGCACCGGGCGGCGAGATATACTGCGGCGCCGCAGACAGGAACCAGGCATCAATAGCTTTTAACGCCGCAAAGAGCATGGTGGAGCAAAGCGAAGTATTGTCCAAGATAATCAAAATCAAAGACAGCACGAAAGAAATGCTGAATCTCCGCACACACAGCCGCTTTAAAGTGCTGTCAGCAGAGGCGGCGACCAAACACGGCCTTAACCCCTCCGTGGTTATCATAGATGAACTACACGCCCACCCCAAGCGGGACTTGTGGGACGTGCTGACATTTGGTACGGGTGCTGCACGGAATGAGCAGCTCATATGGTGCATCACCACCGCGGGCGACGACCCCGACCGCAAAAGTGTGGGATGGGAACAGCACGAAATAGCAACAAAGGTGCTGAGCGGCGAACTGACAGACCCGGCGTTTTACGCCAAAATCTATACCGTCCCTGAGGACGCGGACATATACGATGAAACAAATTGGTACTTAGCCAATCCCTCGCTGGGCGTATCCATCAAAATTGAGAATGTGCGCAGCGAGGCGATAAAGGCCCGAAACAGCCCGGCGGCAGAGAAGCTCTTCCGGTGGCTCCGGCTCAATCAGTGGATCTCGCTTAAACGCACCGGCTGGCTGCCCATCACCCTATGGGATGATACCGAAGGGGGCTGGCATAAATCCGACATGCTGGGGCGACCCTGTTATGTAGGCATAGACCTGTCCAGCACCACCGACCTGACCGCCGTGGCAGTCCTTTTCCCACCGCCGCCGGAGGAAACGGAGTGGCGCTTTTTTGTGGACGCGTGGATTCCCGAGGAAAACATGCGGGAACGGGAGCGCCGGGATCATGTGCCTTTTAGCAAATGGGTGCAGGCGGGGCATATGCACGCGACGCCTGGCAACTGCGTGGATTACGCTTATATCGCAAACTATCTCGACAAGCTCATGTTGGATTATAACGTCAAATATATCGCGGCGGACGAGTGGCGCATAGATTCCTTGCGACCGCTTATGCAGCAGGAGGTTGCGGCACAAAAGATAATCACCATACCGCAGACCATGGGCGGTATGTCGCCCGCGATGAAAGAACTTGAGCGGCTCCTACGCGAAGGCGAAATGACACACGAAAAAAACCCATGCGGGCGCTGGTCTTTTGGCAATGTAGTAGTAGCCCAGGACGGCAACGAGAACATAAAACCCATGAAAAACCGGAGCATAGAGCGGATAGACCCGATGTGCGCCCTGATAGACGCGATGGCGGCGGCGGTAAAACTGGAACCCAAGCGCAGCGTATACGAGCACCGCGGCCTGAGAATAGTGTGAGGTAAACAGTGAAGAGATTTAAACTTTTTGGCAAAACATACGAAATACGGGCGGCGGACGTTAAAACACTGCCCTCCGTATCAGATGATAGCGCATGGCAGATGTACCTTGCAGGGCAGGGTTACGCCATAAGCGCAGAGGGGGCGCTGCAGGTCGCGGCGGTATTCAGGTGTGTTGACCTGATAAGCAAGACCATGGCGGCGTTGCCCCTGCACATGTACAAAAATACCGGGGAGGGCAAACAAAAGGCACGGGATCATCCCCTGTATAAGCTGTTGTATGTGCTGCCCAACCGCACCACCACGGCGTATGAGCTTATGCAGATGCTTGTGGCAAACATGCTGCTCACTCGCGGCGGTTATCTCCGCATAGTGCGGGACAGATACGGCTTTGTGCGACACCTCAAAAATCTGCCCACCTCCTGCTGCTCGGAAGTGTACACCAACCGGGAAAACGGGGAACAGTATATATACGTCACCTATGACGGCATAACAGAAACGCTCCGGGAGGGCGATTTTGTCTTTATCCCCGGTTTTAGATTTGGCGACCGCACGCCGGAAGACCCGATGACCATAGCCGCAAGCGTACTGGGACTGAATAACAGCATGACACAATACGCGCAAAGGGGCTTTTCTGGTACTTCCCCCGGCGGTTATATAACCTATCCGGGGCAACTCTCCGATACGGCATACGAGCGCTTCAAAAAGGACTTCCAGAGCAACTACGGCGGCGTAGAAAACGCCGGGAAATGGATGTTTCTGGAAAACGGCTCCACGGCGCAGCCGTGGGACAGGGACATGTCAAAGACACAGCTCCTTGATAGCCGCAAATGGGCAGTAACCGAGATATGCCGCATTTTTGGCGTACCCCCACACATGTGCATGGATCTGGAAAAAGCCACTTTTTCAAATATTGAGCAGCAGAGCGCCGAGTTTGTACGTGACTGCATAAATCCCCTATCCGTGCGTATAGAGCAGGCCCTTTACCGTGACCTGTTGAGCGAGGCGGAGCAGGCGAAGTATTATTTTAAGTTTAATACAAACAGTCTGCTACGCGGCGATACCGCCACCCGAACGAGCTATTACAACACAATGCGGCAGAATGGTGTGATGAACGCGGACGATATCCGCGAGCTGGAGGATATGAACCCCATACCCGATGGGCTGGGAAAGATATACTTTATCAACGGCAACATGCTGCCGCTGGAAAACGCAAAACTCAACGCGCCTAAAAGCGCGCAAGCGAAAGGAGCGCCCCTGAAAAATGAATAAATTTTGGGAGTTTAAAGCTCTCGGCAATGCCGGCGAGCTTTTTTTGTACGGAGAGATCAGCGATACGTCATGGTGGGGCGACGAAATAACCCCTGCGCAATTTCAAAAAGAATTGGCGGCGCTGGGGGATATATCCACCCTTGATGTGTATATCAACAGCCCTGGCGGGGACATCTTTGCGGGATTTAGCCTGTACAACATCCTCAACCGCCACCCGGCGACAAAAAACGTGCATATAGACGGCCTCGCCGCCTCCGCCGCATCAGTGGTTGCCATGGCGGGCGATACCATCAAAATGCCCGAAAATGCCACGTTGATGATACATAATGCATGGACATACACCGGCGGCGGGGCGGAGGACTTACGCAGGACCGCCGACGAGCTCGACCGTATCAACGACCAGATAGCGGGCATATACGCCGCCCGCACCGGCAAGGAGAAGGACGAGATATCCGCCCTTATGACAGCAGAAACGTGGATGAGCGGCACCGAAGCGCTTAATATGGGCTTTGTAAACGAACTCATCGAAAACAAAAAGGTCGCGGCTTGCACGGATACCGAAAAGTGGTTTGCGCTGTACAAGCACGCGCCGAAGGAACCGCTGGAAAACAGGGAGCCTGACAACGGGGGAGCAATCCAGCCCGCAGCAGATATAAACACCGCACTGCAGGAGCAGCGCAAGAGATTCAGAGCGACTAAACTAAAAATTTTGGAGGTATAAGTAACCGATGAAGAAACTCTACGAAATGATGCAGGATCGCGCAAATGCCGCAACCCAGATGCGCGAAATAATGAACAAATTTGAAGACGGCGTGATGGACGCGGAATCCACCGAGACCTATAACCGGCTCGAAAAGGAGTTTGACGCGCTCAACGCCAACATAATCCGCGAGCAGAAGCAGCTCGAGCGGGAACGCGCCGCCGGTGAAGTGATCGACAAGCTGGGCGACAAAAAGGACGAGCACATTAAAGTATTTGCCCGTGCACTGCAGGGCGATTCCGAGTCCATAACCAGGTACAAAAACACCACCATGACCCTTGGCACAAACGCTACCGCCGGTTATCTGACCGCACCCGTGGAATTTGTCAACCAGCTCATAGCCGGGCTCAAAAATGACATGTTTATGCGCCAGATATGCAACGTTGTGGGCCCCATAGGTCAGGCACAGAGCCTTGGGTATCCCAGCCTGACTACCGATGCGTCTGATGTGGCATGGACAACCGAGGTGGCGGCAGCCCCCGAAGAGGCGACCATCGCCTTCGGCCGCCGCGAATTTAAGCCCCAGCGCCTTGCCAAACTGATTAAGATATCCAAGACCCTCATGCGCCACGCGCCCAGCCCTGATCAGACCGTGCTTGACCGCATATTGTACAAGATCGAGGCGGCGCAGGAAAACGCCTTTATGAGCGGAACGGGCACTAACCAGCCTTTGGGCATCTTTACCGCCTCTGACAGCGGCATAGCCACCGGGCGCGACGTTACCGCCGCTTCCGCCACCGCCGTGGCCACCGACGACCTGATAGAGTGCAAATACGGCGTGAAGGGCCAGTATATGCGCGGGGCCTCCTGGGTAATGCACCGCGACCTCTGCAAGATGATCGCAAAGCTCAAGGACAGCGACGGCCAGTATATATGGCAGCCCTCCGTGCAGGCAGGACAGCCTGATATGCTGCTGGGCGCTCCCGTGTATATGTCCGAGTACGCGCCTAACGCCGTAGCCGCGGGCAAGTACGTGGCAGTATACGGCGACTTTAAAACCGGCTATTGGGTATGCGACAGCGATGGCCTCTACATACAGGTGCTTAACGAGCTGTACGCCGTCAACAACGAGATAGGCTACGTTGTCGAGTACTATGGCGACGGCGCACCCGTAGTGGGCGAGGCGTTCAGCCGCCTGAAGATGAAGGCGAGCTGATGAAAATCAAAATGTTGACCTTAGCAGCCGGGCCGGAGGGAGTAACCCCGCCCGGCTCCATCATTGACATAGACGAGGCAACGGCGCGGCAGCTCATCAGGGGCTGTTACGCCATAGCCATGGAGGCCGACAATGGTAATAACAAGACAACCCCCAGCAGTGGAACCGCTAAGCCTCGAAGAGGTAAAACTGCATCTGCGGAATAACCCCGGCGATACCAGCGAGGACAAGGATATAATAGCTCCTCTCATAAGCGCGGCCCGCGAATATTGCGAGAACTATTGCGGGAAGTCATTTGCGGAGCAGTCCATAACCGCTTACCCGGAGGTGAGCGGCACTGTGACACTCCCGCGTGGCCCCGTGATAAGCGTGGACAGCGTTACAGTGGGCGGCGAGGCGGTGGAGTATACCGCAGACGTGCGCCGCGGCACCGTGACGGTAAACAAGCCCGGCGCAGTCATAACCTACACCGCAGGATACGAGGAGACACCCTACCTTGTGCGACAGGCCATGCTCCTGCTCATAGGCCATTGGTACACCAACCGGGAGGCTGTGATACAGGGTTCTACGACCGAGATAGACATAGCGGTTCGCGCGATGCTGAATCAATATAAAGGCTGGTGGTTTTGATGGCAATTAAAGCCGGAGCAGGCGAAATGCGAACGAAAATCACCATAAAAGCGCCGGAATACAGCATCAAAGCCGGATTCAGCGCGGAAAACTTTAAAAATGTTTTCCCCGGCCCCGTGTGGTGCAAGTGGGTGAATGCCCACGGTACGGAGGTATATCAGGCGGAAGAACTGCACTTGCGGCAGCCCGCGACCATAACCATGCGCTACTCGCCCCTTGTGACCGTCGAGTGCCGCATATGGCATGAGCGGGATGCCGAGCCTTACGAGATCATCAGCATAGACAACATAGGCGACCGCCGGGAATTTTTGGAGATTAAGGCTCAGAGGGTGGTGACGGCATGACCATAGCGGAGATACTCAAGGATGGATACACCGTATGCCACCCGCCCTACATGGGCGACCAGCGCAGCTATATCACGTATCAGTGCATGGGCCAGATCGGGACGCTATACGCAGAGGGCGCAGAAAAGGAAACGGGCGTGATGTACTCTGTGGATTACTACACCGACACTCCCCCGTTCGAGCTGGCTATAAAGGATATCAAGGGCAGGCTCGCTGCGGCAGGCTGGAGTTGCACTGTGGACGCGGAAATATACGAAGTGGACACGGGACTGTACCACATTGCCATGACCGCGGTGGGCGTAGGAGGGATATATGGCTAACGTTGAGTTTTCCGGATTTGATGAGGTGGAGGCGGCCCTAAAAGGCGTAAGGGACGGCATAGACGAACTAAACGACGAACTGATGAACGATGGCGCAGACTATGCAAAACAGGAAATCGAACGGGCCATATATCAGTATGGCGAATATCGTACCGGCTCTCTGCTACGCTCTATCAAAAAATCAAAAGGCAAGGATAAGGACGGCTCCCGCTATGTTATGGTGAAGCCCACAGGGAAAAACGACAGCGGCGCGTCCAATGGGCAAGTGGCATTCAGCCGCAACTATGGGCGCTCTAACGACCCCGGTTCCCGTTTCTGGACAATAGCCGAGGAACGCGCAGTAAAGAAATTTGAGGAAATTTTGAACCAAAAGGTAAACCTATTTTTTAAGCAGAAAGGATTGGATTAAATGCCTACTTTTGATCTCAGAGGAATAAAAATCGGCAAATATATAAACACCGAGGGCACTATCACTTATGAAACGCCCATAAGTATGGGCGATGCCATGAGCGTGGAGCTGAACCTGACCGCTGCCGAGGGCAGACTGTACGCCGAGAGCCGCCTTGCCGAGTACAAGAAACTCATAACCGGCGGCACTGCCAGCGTTGGAGTGAAATACATCACCGACGCGGCACAGAAACTGCTTTTTGGCATGAGCGAAAATACGCGCAACGTAGGAACAAACACCTCACAAAAGAGCCTTAAAGCCACTGCGAAGGACATTGCGAAGTATGTCGGCATGGGCTTTTACGCCCCGGACGCTATTGACGGCACGGACAAATACACCGCCGTCTTTGTGTACAAGGTGCTTTTTGGCGCACCCGGCTATGTATACGCCACAAAAGGCGACAGCATCACCTTCCAGACTCCCACGACCACGGGCGAGTTTTTAGCAGATGACAGCGAGGACAAGAGTATCATGGAGACTGCAACACTGGCAAGCGAAAGCGATGCGGTAGCGTGGATAAACAAGTGCTTCGGCGCGTCATAAAAGGAGAACGGCATGGATATAAGACTGAAAACCGCAAAATACACCTTTGACGGACAGGAAATGACCCTCTGCTGCAACATGAATGTGCTGGCGGACGTGCAGGAAATGTTTGACGGCAATATATCAAAAGCGCTCAGGAGCGCTACGACAAAGACAATCGTGTGCTTTTTGACTGCCATGATAAACGACTATCTTGACAGCGAGGGCTCCGACAAGTCTTATACCGTGAAGCAAGTGGGGCGGCTCATACCGCCCTCACAGCTTTCGGGCGTAACGTCGCTCGTGATGGAACTGACTGCAGCGGCGCTTCGCGGCGATGAGGAAGCGGAACCAAAAAACGCGAAAACCACGCGGAAGACGAACCCATAAATTTCGCGTGGTATCTTACGGTATGGGTGATACGATTCGGACTGAGTGAAAGGGAATTCTGGAAAACGGCCACGCCGTACAGGATAGCAAGAATAATCAAAGAATATGCAAAAATGCAGGGCATAACGCAGGAGGAAACTAAAAGCCTATCCGCATTTTTGGGAGGTGCGTAAATGCCGAACATAAGAACGAAATTTATAGCCGAAGGGGAAAAGGAATATAAAGAAGCACTGAAAAGCATAGATAATGGCATGAAAGTGCTGCAATCGGAATCAAAAAAGCTGGCGGCGCAGTTTGAGGATAATGCCGATTCCGCCGAGGCGTTGAACGCAAAAAACAAAAACCTCGACGAAAGCGTGTTGAACCTGAAAGACAAACTGGAATTGCAGGAAGAGTGGCTAAAGAAGGTGGGCGCGGCCTATGGCGAGGCCGACGAACGCACGATGCGCATGAAAAAGGCCGTGAACGACACCGAAACGGCGCTCATAAAAGCCGAAAAAGAGCTGAAAAACAACACGGAAGCCTTGAAAGAGTACGGCGATGGGGCTGATAATGCGGGGGACAACAGCAAGGGGCTGGGCGATGCGCTCGACGAACTGGGCAGCAAATTTGGAATAAGCCTGCCGGACAACATCAAGGGAACCCTCGACGGGATGGTGAAGATAGACGGTCAATCCATGGCGCTGATAGGCACGTTTGCGGCGGTAGCCGCCGCGATAGTGGTGGTAGAAAAAGCGCTTATCGACTTGACGGTGCAGCAGGCAGAATGGGCCAAAGAAATCGAGAGCGGTTCATCTCAGCTTGGCATGTCCACCGAATCATATCAGCAGCTCGATTATGTCATGCAGTCCGTGGGTTACTCGATGGATCAGGCTAAGGGAGACCTTTCCGCCCTTGCAGAGAAAGCACAGGACGCCGCCAGCGGCTCCGGCGAAGCGGCGGAAATGTTCGACCGCCTCGGCGTATCGGTGACAAACACCGACGGCACGATGAAATCACAGGCACAGCTTTTTACGGAGGTATACAGCGCTCTGGCACAGATGTCCGACGTAACCGATAGAAATGCAATAGCCTCAAAACTGCTGGGAACGACCGGCGAAGAAGCCGTTATCCCCATGCTTGAAAAATACGGCAGGGCAATAGAACAGGTAGCCTCGGCAGCGCCCATCGTGAAGGACGAGGACATACAAAAGCTGGCCTCTCTCAGCGATTCGCTCGGAATGTTCGAGGCAAAAATGGAAGCCGCGAAAAGCAAAGTTGCGGCTGCTTTTGCACCGGCCCTCGAACAGGTAATACAGATCGTGGGCGACCTTGCGATGCAATTTGCGGAGTTTGCGGCGGATACGGGGCTGGTTGACCTTTTCGGCACAATCATCGAACTGGCGGGCAACCTGTTACAGGCGTTAGAGCCGGTGCTGGATATACTCAACCTGCTAAAGCCGGTATTCCAGGCGATTGGCGGCGTACTGGCCCTGTTCGCGGACGCGGTGAAGGTGGTCGTAAACGCTGTGGGAGCGCTTACAGACACGCTGGATTATCTTTTCTCCTTCGGGCAGAAGAGATTTGACACCTCGAATATACAGAGCATAGCCAACGTCTTTAACGGCACAGACAGCAGCTTCGGGCGTTGGATGGGCAGCGTGGCGCATAACGCCGCTGGCACCGACAACTGGCGCGGCGGCCTGACTTGGGTGGGCGAAAACGGCCCGGAGCTGGTCAATCTCCCAAGGGGAAGCCAGGTGCTCACCAACCAGGAGAGCCGCGGCGTGGGCGGCGACATATTTAATATCAGAGTTGATATGTCGCAGATAAGCGACATACAAAAACTCATTGACATGGCGAACAACTACCGCCGCAGCGTGCGGATGGGATACGGAGGGTAATATGGCGACATTGGCAGACTTGCCGCTGGGGGCAACAATACTTATCCCGGTAGGCACTGAAGAAAACAGGCTATGCGAGATAGCGGACAAAGACAACCTCGTATCCGGCGGAACGGTGCTGGTATATAAAAAAATATACGAAACTTCGCAGTTTGGAAATTCTGCAATCTACCCGGACGGGACGCTGGACAACCTAATAAAAACCACGATTTTTAACAGCTTCCCGCAAACGCTGCGCGAGAAAATGATGAACGTCACCTTCACGCTCGAAGGCAGCGGCAGCATAACCCGCAAAATGTTTGCCATGACCTATACCATGGCGGGCTTCGGGGCGAATAACGGCGTTACTGAGGGCAAAGCTCTCCAACGCTACAACAGCGACGCCAACCGAATCAAAACTTATAAAGGCTCGGCTGAAGGCTGGTGGCTCTCGTCGCGCTACGATACCTCCCGCTCGCGCCGCGTCTACGCCGATGGCACCGACTACTACAACGAACCATCCGCTTCTCGCGGCGTTGTCTCCGCTTTTATAATCCCTCAATCAACACAACTGGAGGATGCCCAAAACTCCGATGGCAGCTACTGCATAAAGGGCCTGTTCCCAAACGATAAAATAACCGCAACGGCGAAAAAACCAAAAAACACATACGCCGGAAGCTGGGAGACCGTAAGGTTCGAGTGGACGTACAAGAGCGAAAACAGCATCCCACAGAAAAAATACGAACTGCAATACAAAGACACGTCACATACAGAATGGACGGAGCTGCAAACAGGAGAAACGGCAAACACATACGCCGACATACCGCCGAACACCTTAGTTGCGGGAACCGTATACTGGCGTGTGCGCTGCACTAATATTTATGATGCCGTATCCGCATGGAGCACGGAAGTATCGTTTACGGCTCAGGGCAAACCATCCACACCGACGGTATCCGCAACGGCAAGCCCGAGGCCGGTGATAACGTGGACAGGCGAAGGGCAGCTTGCTTATCAGGTGAAGGTAGACGATGCGGTACTCCGCACCGCTTACAGCACTGACGGGCAGTATAAGGTTAAAGAATACCTGACTGATGGCGCGCACATAGCCGCAGTGCGGATACAGAACGAATACGGCCTGTGGAGCGATTGGGGAACGGCTGTATTTACCGTTGCCAACACCCCGGGTGCGCCAATAACACTTTTTGCCGCGGGCGGCGAAAAAGCGGCCCTTGCGTGGACGGAAACGGATCACAAAACTTACTATATCTACCGCGATGACATACCAATAGCAAAAACCACGGCACACACATACTCCGACCAAATGGCCATAGGGACGCACAAATATAAAGTGCGCGGCGTTGCTGGAGACAGTTACTCCATGTCCAATGAGGTCACAGCCACACTTTCGGTAGACGCGCCGGAGATAGCGGCGCTGGGCGAAATGCAATGGTTGCGGCTGGAATATTCCACCGCGCAGAATAGCCCGCTGGGCGTGTCGACGTATCAGGATGTAGCGTATCAGTTTTACGCCGGGCGGCGGTATCCCGTGGCTGAGACCTCACAGCAAATAACCAAAATATACAGTTTTAACGCTGCCTTTAACGATGCGGCGCAGGCGGCGGCTTTTGAGGGACTGCTGGGCAAGACCGTGATATACAGAGATCAGCACGGCTGCCTGTGCACCGGCCCGCTGATGGGCTTCGAACTGAGCATAGACCAGTTTTTCAGGGCGTTTTCGTGCAGCGTACAGCAGACGGACAACAATGAGAGGATCGAGTATGATTGATACGATGAGCGTAGTAGCCAGCCGCTTTGAGGTGATACGCAACGGGGCTGCTACAGAGCACAATCTGGCAGCGGTGGGGGATAGCTACCCCACCGTCACCATGACTACTGACGGCGAAATAAAGACCTCCATGTACGGCGTGTTCGAGCATAACGACAATGTGGATTATCTAAACGATGAAATAAGGCCGTATTACATCAAGGACGGCATAGAGTATCCTCTCGGCATATACATGGTGGGCACGCTGACCACAAAACACACGAAATACGGCAAGAATGAGGACACCATAGAGGCATACGACCGCGCGCTGAGGCTCAAACAAACCAAAACCGAATCCCGGCACTATATTGCAGCGGGAACGCCATATATGACTGCGATACAGAGCCTTATCCGGGACGCCGGAATACCGCGTATACGGATGGACGATTGCGAGGACACTCTTGCCACAGACCGTGAGGATTGGGAAATAGGAACGGAATATCTCACCATCATCAATGCGCTGCTGTCCGAGATAAACTTTTCGGATGTTTGGTTTGATTTTGATGGGGTGGCCCGCCTTGAAAGGTACGAGGCCCCGTCCAGCTCCAACATAGACCGGGAGTATCGGGACGACGAATATAGTATTATCGCCCCGGAATACACAGAGGAAATGGACATATATGAGGCCCCCAACGTTTTCGTCGTCAACGTATCTAACCCTGACTATGACAACCCCATGACCGCAACGGGCATAAATGACAGCATGATCTCCGCTTTGTCCACGGTACGCAGGGGGCGGCGCATATTGGCGACGCCGGTTGAACTGGATAATATAGCAAGCCAGACGGCGCTGCAAAAATACGCGGATAATCTTGCTGTAAAATCCATGTTTGCAACGCAAAAAATCAAATTTTACACGGCCATAAACCCGGCCCATGGCGTAGGAGATGTTATCGGACTGTACAACGGGGAGCTGGTAGGCGTATACGAAGAAACCGACTGGAAAATAGAGATACGCCCTGGCGCCCTCATGGAGCATCAGGCAAAAAAGGTGGTGTTCGTGTGATATATCAGGAGCAGGAAGCACTGTTTTTACAAAAGCGCAGGCCATCAGCGGCGAAATTTGCCACCGTGGTGGCAGTATCCGGCGGCAAAGCCACGCTCAAATTTGACGGAGAAACTACCGCTACGCAGAAACGCTATAAATATAACGCCGCGCTCTCATTGAAAGCGGGCGACCGGGTAAAAGTGAATAAAATATCCGGCACTTATGTCATAGAATACAAACTGTAGGAGGGCGACTATGCTTACAGGCATTATACGCGGGCAGAGGCTTATACTGCGTACACCACTTGTGGTGGCGGACAGCATAAACTATCTGACTGCAAAATTTGCGTTTGACGCCGACTGGAAGGGCCGCGTTATCACGGCCTATTTTGTATGCGGAGATAAGGCTATAACCGCGGATCTCACAAGTGGCGAAATCACTGCAGAGCAGGGAATAAACCTCACTGCAGGACGCTGGGAACTGAAACTATCCGGCATAAAGGCCAACAGCCGCGTGACGGCGGGCCCGGTATGGTTTGACGTACTGCCGTTCGGCGCTGCGGATGGCGAACTGCCGGATATATCCCTGACGCAGTACGAACAACTCCTTGCGAAAATCGGCGACATGGACGAGCTGACCACCGCAGACAAGAATACCCTTGTAGCGGCCATAAACGAGGCGGCGCAGAGCGGCGGCGGTTCCGGTGGCGGGGGATTGCCGGCGGGCGGAACGCCAGGTCAGGTACTCACTCGAACCGCAAGCGGCTCGGCGTGGCAGGACGGCACTCCCGGCCCCGTCGGCCCACAAGGCCCCGAAGGCAAGAAAGGCGATAAAGGCGACACAGGAGCCGCAGGAGAAACGGGCCCCACTGGCCCCAAGGGTGAACAGGGTATCCAAGGGCCTAAAGGCGACCCCGGAGACAAGGGAGAAACGGGCCCCAAGGGGGATACGGGAGCCACGGGCGAACGAGGCCCCGCAGGAGCGCACTATACGCCTTCTGTGACCGCTGACGGTGATTTATCGTGGAGTAATGACGGCGGGCTGGAAAACCCCGCCACAGTCAATATACGGGGGCCACAGGGCGCACAGGGAGCCAAAGGCGATACGGGCGAAGGATTTGCCGTGTTGGGCTATTACGCTTCTCTCTCCGCATTACAAGCTGGAGTATCTAACCCCTCCGCTGGTGACGCTTACGGTGTGGGCGCGGGCGAACCGTATGATATATATATCTGGGACGGCGTAAATTCCAAGTGGGTAAACAACGGCCCCTTGCAGGGCGCGAAAGGTGAGCAAGGCCCCACTGGCCCTAAAGGCGACCCCGGCCCCAAGGGCGACCCCGGCGCGAAGGGCGATACGGGCGCACAAGGCCCCACGGGCGAAGCCGCAGGGTTCGGCACACCCACTGCCACGGCGACCACCCTTGACGCGGGAACCCCCGCTACTGTAGAGGTGACAGCTTCCGGCGCAGATACCGCAAAGGTATTCGCCTTTAAGTTCGGCGTTCCCAAGGGCGAACAGGGCGCGACTGGTGAGCAGGGCGCAAAGGGAGAGCAGGGAGCGAAAGGAGACGCTGGAGCAAAGGGCGACACCGGCCCATACTTTACCCCCTCGGTATCCGCCGAGGGCGTCATCTCGTGGAGTAACAACGGCGGCCTGAACAATCCCCCTGAAACCAACATCAGAGGCCCGCAGGGCGAACAGGGCGAACAAGGTATCCAAGGCCCCGAAGGCCCCCAGGGCATACAAGGCGAGCAAGGCATACAAGGAGCGGCGGTGCGCCCATATCGGAGTTGCCGTTAGGGACGTTGATAAATGTAGGCACGGACGGTGGAGCGGGTGCGCCTAACTATGAGATAGCGGACAAGGATAATCTTGTGAGCGGCGGCGTGGTGCTGGTGAGGAAAAACATCTATTCCAGTTCGAAATTTGGTGAGTACTCTTTTTACGCCAACAGCACTTTGGACAATTTGGTAAAAACAACTATTTACAACAGAATGCCTCAGAAACTCCGTAATAAAATGATAGATGTAACGTTCGCGCTCGCCGGTTCTGAGAGTATCACTCGTAAGATGTTTGTTCCAACGAAGACTATGATGGGCGGGGGAGCGAATACCACCTATGAAGGTAATACTGCAATGGAGGGAGTAGGTTTGCAATTATACACAAACGATGCAAGCAGAATACGAACGAAAAATGGTTATGGAGAGGAATGGTGGTTATCTTCACAATATTCCACCGGAGGGTATACTTCCGGCTACCATGGCGGCGTGAGATATGTTAATTATTTGGGTGGTATTACAGTTTATGGCAGCTCTTCTGATAATAGCGATGGCGTTGTCCCCGCTTTTGTAATACCCTCCGATACACCTTACAATGCTACACCAAATACAGACGGTTCGTATAATCTAATCCTATAAAAGGAGAAAACAATGCTAAACACAAACTATGCCAAGCTGGCGGGGGAGTACCCCGAATATTTACGTCTGCCGATTGAGTTACAATCGCCGCTTATAATCAACGGTGTGACGCACCCCGCAGGGGCGCACCTCTCCACCAATGACGATGCGGCAATAAAGGAGCTGGGCTATAAGCCCGTGACCCGTTCCCCCATGCCCTCAAAGGAGGGCTTTTATTATACGGAGAGCTGGGAGGATAACGGCGAAGCGATAGTCCAGAGCTGGACGGAACATGAGGCGCAGGCCACCACGCAGGACTATATAGACGCGCTTGCAGAGCTGGGGGTGAACGTGAATGACGCGCAGTGAACTTATGGCGCTGGTAGCCGTGCGTAAAGCGGAAATCGAGGCGCACGAGACCGACCTTGTAGAAGTGTTGACGGCGGCGCGGGCGGGGCTTACCCCCACCCCCACGCAGGGCGCACCGTGGGACGCCGAGACCCGCTATATAGCCGGGGATACGGTAGAGGGATATGTCGCCCTCAAATACAGCCGCAACAAGCCCCCTGCCGCAAACCTCGGCACATATTGGGCGGTGCAGACCGTGACCTATCCCGCGTGGAGCGACATCGAGGACGGCACGGTGATTGAGGTAGACACCATAGTGACCTACAACGGCAAAACGTGGCAATGCACCGAGCAGCACATCAAGTCCACCGTCTACAAGCCCAAGGCGGGCAGCTCCAAATGGAGCGAATACACGGAATAAGGAGCCGCACGGCTCTTTTTTCATAATTAAAAAACAAAAACAAAGAAAGGAAAAAATCAAAATGAAGAAACTCACTTGTATCCTCGCGGTAATGCTCATGCTGTGCATTTGCACCATAGCCTACGCCGCAGACCCCGTAACTCTGGATATAACCGCGCTGGACTACCAGACCGGCAAGGCGGTATCCAAAACCTACGTCAACAATGAGCTTTTCCTACTCAAGGTTGACCTGGGCATACCCCGGTTTTTCGACCTGACCGACATGGAGCTTATAATCGAGCTGGACGGCGTAAAGCTGGACGCAAACGACATGAGATTGGAGGCTGGCACATATTACCTGAGCGGCATAGTTACCGACCAGCCCGCCGCCCTCCGTATAACCGTCAAGGATAAGGCATACGAAAACGCCACCACGGCAGAAGAACTCTACAACGCCATGCAGAAAAACAGGACTGTGAGCAAAACCTATTATTTCAACGCCGCACAGCCCGCTGAACAGCCCATCGCAAAAAATCCCGTGGTGATACCCAAGACCGGCGGCGCCTCCGTCCTCGCGTATGCGGTATCCATAGCCCTGATAGGGTTCGGCCTCGCGGTGGCAGGTAAACGCAGATGAGCAGAGTAACAGGCTTCATAGAATACCTCGAAAGTCATGTCGGGGATATGTACGTCTGGGGTGCACAGGGGCAGCAGGTTGACAGCATGAGCGACCCCTACGCATGGATAGAACGGCGCGAAACCAGCGACGTCAATTATAAACGCGCCACATATTTCATGGAGAAGGCCGAAAAACGGCCTCTCTATGCGTTCGACTGTTCCGGCCTCATCGTACACTACATCAGCGACATAAAGCACTGGATGAAGGGCGACACCAACGCCCAGGGGCTTTACCGTATGTGCGGCGAAAACAGGGGCTACGCCGGGAAAACCCCCATGTGTGCGGGCGACCTCGTATTCAAGTACAGCGAAAGCAGCAAGAAAATGGTTCACGTTGGCGTATATGTCGGCGACGGCTACACCATAGAAGCAAAAGGCCGGGACGATGGCGTATGTAAGCGCAAGCTGTCCGATGGCAACTGGACGCACTGGGGGCGGCTTGCCATGCTCCAGCAGGAGGAAGAAAAGGAGGAGGAAAAGGCGCGGAAGATCATAACCCTGACGAGCCCCATGATGCGGGGGGACGACATCAAAGCCTTGCAGACCGCCCTTAACTCACTGGGCTATGACGCGGGCGACCCTGACGGCATAGCGGGCAAAAACACCATTGCGGCGATACAGCGGTTTGCGGGCGACTATGCAAACGCCGAGGAAAAGGAACTGCCGGAGGTGTTACAGGCTACCGTATCCGTGGACGGCAAAATCTATGTAGGCACACTAAAAAAATAAGGAGGAGCACCCATGACCAAAGAATGGATATGGGCAATCGTAACGGGACTGAGCGGCATTTTGCTGGGCTGGCTGGCCCACATAAAAACCGCAAGGAAGGACGCGATTGACGCGGCGACACGCGACACCGCCATTGACACCGCGCTCAAATCGGACGTGGACTATATCAAACGCGGCGTGGACGATATCAAACTCGATATGCGGGCGCAGGCCACCAAAGTTGAGGGCATAGACCTCCGCGTGGCTCGTGTGGAAGAAAGCACGAAAAGCGCCCACCACCGGCTGGACAGGCTTGAAGCACACAACAACTAAAGGAGGAAAAAACATGAAACTCTCGAACAAGGTATACGACATTCTCAAGGCAATCGCCCTGATCTGGCTCCCCGCCATAGGCACCCTCTATTTTGCCCTTGCGGGTATATGGAGCCTCCCCTACCCTGAGGAGATCGTCGGCACCCTCACCGCCGTTGATACGTTCCTGGGCGCGGTACTGGGCATATCCTCGGCAAACTACAACAAACAGTAGCCCCCGGATGGGATTCCCTTTCAATAGCCCCCCTTAATTGGGGGGCGCATTTTTATAAAGGAGGTATAGGCTTTTGGAGAAGCGGGCCCCTTTGAAATGGATAAAGCATTGCTTAATTCCCGTTCACGCACGGAATGGGAAGCACTCATACACGAATGGATACATAACGAAAAAGACCGCTGGCTGATAACCCGCCGCCTTTTAGACGGGATATCATACGACGCTTTAACGGGCGAGTACCAGCTTAAATTTGAAATACCCCTTGAATATGACCAGATACGAAGGCGGTGCAAGGCTGCCGAAAAACAACTGAAAACGCACTGTAAATAGCCGATAAATAGCCGATGGGAGCAATCCTATCGGCTCTTTTTTTATGCCAAAATTCAGGTAGAAGGGAGCGTGAAACAGTGTATCCATACCAACCTTATTTTAACCAGCAAACCCAATATCAGCGAACCGAAGTAGTCAAAGTGAACGGCGAGGGCGGCGCAAAGGCATATCAAATGCCCCCTAATAGCTCCGTTCTTCTGTTGGACGAAACGGCCCCCATAGTGTGGCTTAAAACAACGGACGGGGCGGGGTTCCCCTCTTTATCGCCTTACAGCATAACTCCGTATAAACCCGCTCCGCCTGTCGACGTGAACGGCCTTGAACAGAGAATAGCCAGATTGGAGGAAATGATAAATGCCAAACCCGATACTACAAATGCTAAGCGGAGGAAGTCCGAGGAAACTCAACCCACAAATGATAGCGCAGGCTAAACAGATGATGTCCGTTCCCGGACAAATACAGAAGATAAAGCAGATGATAGGCAACGGCGACCCTAAACAGATGTTTTATGCGGCCTGCAAGCAATACGGGATAGACCCCGAGGATATTCTTTCTGAATTAAGGTAGACCATTACCCGAAGCGCGCGCGGGATTGGAATATAAATCGAAAGGAACTTTAGAACTATGGATAATATGCCCTCTCTCGCGGATATAGCCGCGGTAACTGATGGCAAGACTGACGGCTTCAACGGAGGCTTCTGGATATTCGCCCTTATCATACTTTTTGCTATGATGGGCGGCGGCTTTGGCGGCTGGAACCGCCAGGGCGAATTTGGACAGTATGCCACCGCTGCGTCTCAGCAGGAAATTCTCTTCGGTCAGCACTTCGGCCAGATCAATGACCGCTTGACTAACATCGGCAACGGTATATGTGATTCCACCTTCGCGCTGAACAACGCTATCACCACCGAAGGCCGGAACCTGTCCAACCAGCTTGCAAACTGCTGCTGTGAACAGAGGCTCGGTATAGCCAACCTCTCAGCGCAGATGAACCAGAACACCTGCGACATAACCACCGCTATCCACGCCGAGGCCGAGGCCACCCGCTCCCTGATACAGGCGAACGAAATGCAGGCTCTCAGGGACAAAGTGTCCAGCCTTGAGATGGATAACCGCATGTACGGAGTAGTCCGCTATCCCAACGGTTACACCTACAACGCGGGGAACTCTCCCTTCTGTGGTAATAATTGCGGCTGCTGCTAATTCCGGTTATGCCGTGATATATCGGGGCGGCGTATGCTGCCCCTTGATTTTCGAAAGGAGCATAAAAAATGGCTTGTAAAAATGTATGCAAACTCTGCCCCAACCTTATAATCTCCCAGGCCGTTACCTTCACGGCGGGAACCGGGCTGATAATCAACCTCCCGGCAGGCAACTATAACGATAATCAGAAATACTGCATCGTGGTAGCTCAGTCTATCCCGGCGACTACCACTATAACCGCGCCCGTGTTCGTCACCATAGGCGCCGGCACGGAGCAGTACCCGCTGATAAATAGCTGCTGCGCCCAGGTCACAGCTTGCGCCATACGCACCCGCACCAGGTATGCTACCATCGTCAAGACCAACACCACGGGCGGCAGCTTTAAACTGCTCAATAAAACTTGCGCACTCACCAACAGCCTTGCAAGCATTAACGGAGGCGCAGAGTAATGAGCTTTAAGGAGATCATACGCCTGATATCCGAAAGGCACACCGATATGACGGAAGTGACCGATGCGCTCTCTGATATGATGCACACGGTAAAAGACCGTCTGCCGGAGGTGTACAAAGAAACAATGTATTGCCTCGAAGAGATAGCATATCGGATAACTCCTGAAGAGGCGCGGCAGATAGTCAAGGGTATGCGCCCATACGGTCAGAAATGGGACTATGATACCATCAAGGCGTTTCTGGCGACGAAGGGCATAACGGCGGTATGTAAATACTATCTGTGCATGAATATGTACTACAACGACAGCCACGATACCGCCGAAATGGTAGGCAGGGGAGAAGATGCGGAGTTTTATTTCAGCCTTGCAAAAGATTTCATTAACGATATAGATGGTAAGGATTTCAAGGTTGAAAAATATTTCCTTGGGTAGCTGGCAACTTTCTGGCAACCTTTTTTAGAAACCTTATTAAAGGCTGATTTTGAAAAAGGTAGATAAACAGGCACTTTTCACGGAAGAAAAAACCGTTAAAAACCAATAAAAAATAGGTAGCCGCCGGATACCAAACATCAGAAACGTCCGTGTTGCACGGGCGTTTTTCTTAGGTATTTAGGGCTTTTTTGCTTGCTTGTGCTCATTTTGTG